CGGCCTGCTTGAGAGCCACCAGCACGAAGCGGGTCATCCAGACGCTCATCAAGAACAGTAACCCCCAACGGAACCTGGTTGTCAGCAGACGGAAGTTTCACTTCCCCTGCCCCCGCGAGCGTTACTCCGCGATATACAGGAATCTCGTTTTTACCATTCTCGTTCACGTTGGAAGCGGCAATACGGTAGGTCTTTGCAAGACGAGTGTATTGACCTGCCATGATTATTCAGCCTCCTTCTCCTTAGCGGTGTATTTCGCCATCATGAGCTTAGTAGCTTCGGCAATGGAAACTCCATGTTCCTTAGCATACTGCTCAGCTTTTTCAGCGACGAAAGCACGGAACTCATGCTCCTCTTCAAAATCCTCAGCCGTAACATTGTCGTCGTCTTTCAGACGAGACTTGTTCGACTTATCGCTAGCAGTGGAAACTCTCGCACCTTCAAAGCGAGACTTAACTTCATTTTCAAACCCATTGATAACTTCCTTGATTTCATCAATGGACAGCGTTGCCAGGAACCGCTCAAACAGCGTAGCATTGAAAGCATTTCCTTGTGCACGGACACCCGCTTCAAGAGCCTGTTGGATAAGGTCTTGGCGATAAGTCTCAGCAAGCTCAGCTTTCCCTGCCAGCTCCTCGTTGCGAGCTTCCAGTTCCTTAATGGTGGCGTCCTTCGCGGACAGTTGACCTTTAACATCTTCCAACTCGCCTTGAACTGCTTGAAGCTGTTCAGACAAGGACTGAATTTGATTGTCCTTCTCCGTAAGGGAAGCCTCCAAGTTTTGGAATTTAACCAGTGCCTCAGAGAGATGCTCTGGGGTTTCTGCTTCGATTCCAAACTGGGACAGCACTTGTTTGAATTGCTCGAAGTTCACCTCTTGCTCACTCCTTTGCTTGAGATACTGCGAACCACTGGTCCGCTCATCGGTGTCAGTGAACAGCACCACACCGCCAGCCGTGTAGTACTGATAAATAGTGGCGTCTATTGGCACATCTTTGAAATTCTCCATCAAATGTAGTTTAGTACCCTTTTCGTTTTCTCTAACGGTCGGGGTCATGGAGAAATTCTTTTGAATCTGTGCCCTGCGTGCGGCTCCTGCATAAACCAAGGAGTTTTCAAGCAACTCCCCGTTCCCATCAGCACCCGCAATCACGTAACAAGTCTCTTGCCGTACTACACCGTCACGCTCAATCTCATATGTTTTACCAGGGAGATGAGCGCAGTTTCTCCAATCTCGGATGTCAAATCCGCAAATGGAGCAATCCCATCTCTTTGCACTGAACCCGATGGACGTATCAAACGCAGTACCGCTATCAATCGCTTTCGCAATATCGTCAGTAGACAACCCGCTTTCGGTGTTCATGCCAAGAGGGATATAGAAGCTACCGTAAACGGACTTCATGTATTCGCCCGTTTCTTGGTTCAGGTCCTCCCTAATCTCCGAGTCAAAAGAACGCCCGACTGGTAGTCTGCTAGTGTCATGCCCCAACAGAAGAGCGATGCCAGCCTTAGCATCCTGGGCAAATTTGCGAAGTAGATTCTCATGAATCTTCGAGTAATAGGAAGTAGGTTGGTCATCAATCATCAGGTCGTTGAACACATAGCAGTTTTCCTCAGTTAACGGAACCAAGGTAAACCGATTGATTTTTTCAAGTTGTTCGGGAGTCGGTTTCGGCATTGTTACACCTCCTCGTTCGCCTAGTCTTAACCTAGTGTAGACAGTTCACTAAAAAACCTAATTGTTTGAGTCATCGTCAGGGGATTCCGTTGAAGAGCTTGGGCCTTTTTCGTCCTTCTGCCCCCTGATTCTACTTCCATCGCTATTTCTCGGACCGCCGTTAACAGCCTCATAATTGGGTTGTGCAACAGCAGGTTTACCCACCGCACGAATGGACGCCTCATCTTGGTCAATCCAGCCTTGGTCACGCAGATAAGCGATATTCTGGAAGGCGATCTGCTCGAACTGAGCTTTTTCAAGCTCTGTACGGATTTCTACAGGCTTGAATCTGAACTCAACAACACCTTGCTTACCGCGAATGTTGAGGAACAAAGTTAACGCCCGACTCATCAGCCGCTCCACTACTTCCTGAACGGCTTCGACACCTTTCAAGTAGAGTTTTATCTCCATCTTGGCAAAAGACTCTGTATTACCCGTGCTCCGACGCCCAAGGATGGTAGACAGAGTTTTCAACCCAGACATGATAAGGTTGTCAATTGTGGACATCAGTTTTTGAGGGTCAATCATAGCCCCTCCGCTTTTGTCTCCGCCCGCCATCCCGATCTCCACGGAGTTGAAATGGACAAACGCATCGTCAGGATTGAGGTTGGAGTACATGTTGATGATTTCTTGCAACTTCTGATTGAGCCACTTTTGCTTCTCTACCTCGTTGTTCCTGATAGAAACGGGCATCCGCTGTAACAGAACGTCCTCCAAAATGGTAATGTCAAATCTCGGATACCCCTGGTTATGAACAACAGCTTTAATATCGTTGAGAATTTGAAGCTGAAACATAATCATGTTCAACGCACCCAAGAGCGGAGAACGTCCATATGGGTCATCAATCCGCTCATCCAAGGCTTCGTAGAAAAAGGTTGGAATATCCAGCGAGATTCTATCATCGTCCTGATACGGAACGAATCTGTCACCCTCAAATCGAAAAGTAATGGTCGCGGGGTCAACAGGAGCTAAAAATGCGACATCTTTCAGGTCGGGAGTCAGCACCATCTCCATCGAAGCCGCGCCACGGGTTATCACACTGATAAATAGTTGGTTCAAAACTTTTTTGAATGACCGGCTAGTTTCAAACGTCATGACGTTTGGCAAACTCAAGCGTTGGATAAACTCCTCAATCTCCTCTTTGGCCTTATCAAAAGGCTTATTGTTACCCAACTTCCTTACGTCTATCTCGTAATCACCATTCCCCAACCGAAGAAAATTCCATAAAGCAAAAGAGATGTCGGGGTGGGCATCCATCATAATGTCCATCAAGTCTTCTAGGGTAGCTGTGGCGAGTGTCCTCTCGTCCAATCCGAGGTCACGCTGAGCTTTCTTAGGTAGAGCACCGTCTCCAACACCGCCTCCACCCAACGAGAATCGAGGTAGAGTTGTACGTGCACCTCCGAAATCTGGCGCAGGTTCGTAAGGAGTCAGCGGTCTACCTCCCATCCCCCCGCTCGAACCAGAAGAAGCATACTGAGACTTCGGTTCAAATTGCTTAAAGTTCTTAGAACCGCTTCTGAATTTCTTACCTCGGAATTGGTGATTACCACGGTATTTATATACCCGACCCACCTGTTTAGCGAGGTCAGCCATTCCCATAGTCACACCCCCTAAATGATGTCATCCACGAAATGAAACACTTGCTTTCTTTCATCAGCAAAGATTTGAATTACCCCGTACCCTATCCGATTTAAGGCAAGCCCTTTTTGTTCTCCATAACCACCGTCATCTACAGCGGTCCCAGTGCACACAAACAACTGGTCAATAGTCGCTAACTCCGCACTATCGGGGGATGGTATTGCTACTTTTCGGTTAAATGACAGGAGCTTATGGGTATGTCCCATCAGATAAATGTGAGCTACAACACGCTCCCGCATTCCTAACAATCCGTTAATGGTACTAGATTCTTTCGTACCTCCCGTGGCTCCGTGCCACGCATACACGCTATAAGTCATTCCTCCACGAAGTCTGTAATTAACCACACCAGAGAATTTCCCATACGCATCAGGACGACCGATTCGGTGACAAAATTCTTCAATGATTTCAAAGGATGTGTCTCTGATAATCCGCTCCTCATGGTTCCCTTCAATCACAAGGTCAATCATGTCCTTGAACGGTTTGAAGGTTTCAACAGCCGTCTCAAACTGCTTCCAGGTTGGGTAGGATTCATCGTAGACACTTCTCCCAACAGAGGTTTTTGTCGCAAGCTCTAGCAGATCGCCCATAAGGATGATTCTGGTTCGGTGCCTGTTCTGCTCGGCAAACCGTAGAGCGGTATCTAAATACCTCTTATTGAAGCACTTGTTACCGAAGTGAATATCCCCAATAGGCAAGATGTAGATGGACTTATGGTCGCCGTCATATCCCGACATAAATTGCCGCATCATACCACCCACCTTTCCTATTCAAATTTAGGGTAGACAGAACCGCCACAAGTCCAACGCGGCGGGGAAGGGGGTTGGAGGTAGGGGCATAAAAAGGGCTAAGCAAGTGCAACCCGTAGCCGTGAGATACACCGCTTAGCCCGTACCCGCTTGAGCGTAGCGAAAGCATTAAGTTGTGTTGATTCATTTATTTTTCTTCTCTTTTACTTATGTTTCTTAGTGCCTAAATTTTAGACTTCTGGGAAGTCTAAATTTTTGACCTTTAGAGTTCTAAATTTTTGACCTTTAGAATTACAGAATTTAGACTTCCCGAAAAATGATTTTTGCTGTTGGAAAGCCCGTTATTTACTTCGTATGAGTAAGTAAGGAGGCGATTTTCAATGGCGAATTATAGGCAACTAGGCTTGTATTCAGCTACGGACATAGCAAATGAATTAGGTGTTTCTACCACCTTTGTAGGTAAGGTCGCAAATATTTTCGGGTTAAAGAGTGATGAGTATGCAGTGAAAGCAGGACCCACTACATACCTTTACAGTGAAAAGGGAAAGAATGAACTTGCTAGGATAATCGACATCATAACCCGTTATGAGAACGGAAGAAAGATAAACGCAAAGAAGAGGCAGGAATAACCTACCTCTTCTTCATCTGTGCTCCTAAAATGACCGGCATAGCGAAATGTTCTTGTAATTCAACCTCATCCATAGTGCAAATCCAGGCGGCGCTGGCGCGGGCATCCGAGAAGTCTTTTGACTTGTCCTTATCGTGGTCAATCTTTGTGCCGTTAATCAGCTTTATCTGCTTCAATTCTTCGTTAGCGTTTATACCCTCATACACTTCATGATCGAGAAGCTCTATGTTGCCTGTGTAAATAAGGGATTTGAGGTTTTGATAGATTTGCACCTGGAACGGGTTAGAGAAGTTCTTATCCTCTGCTTCCACACCGAGACTGATTAAACGCTGGACGACATCAGCCGAGTTGAATTTGTCGAACAGTGCTTTCTTAACATGTACCTGTTTACAAATCATTTCAAGAACATCGGCTACGTTAATAAGGTCAACAGGCAGACGGTCTTTCTTATTAGGCTTCCATTGTAGCAGTAAATCCTCCACAGGCTTGTTAATCCACTTCTGCACGATTTCGCCGTTCTCAACGACTTCCACCAAGGTCGGCTCCGCGTGCATAAGAGAAATCACATAGCTGTCTGTTTGTACCCCGCCGTCACCCCCAAGGTAGTACACATACTGCGGGTCAAGGGCTAGGTTATGAATTTCAAGGCCGACAAAGTACCTTTGCTCTCCGTTGCGGAGTGTACGAGTCGTGATTGTCTCCTGCACAATTAGACCTTTACATTGAGCGTATTTGCCAACCTGTACAACTTCATCAATCTTTTCAGGGAATTGAAACAAGCCTTCCCTGTATTTTGGCGGAATGCACTCATATTTCATGCGACTGCCTTCTGGGTCGCGCTCATAATCCTTTCGGAAGGATTCTTTACTTTTAGTAATGTTTACTTCCCACGTCTTACCAATCATCCCGTATACTTCTGGGTCGCCAGACATGGCTTCATTGTACTTCTTCATGATGAAGTCATCTTCGGAGCGCGGATACGAGATGAAAATAAGCAGAATTTTATCCTCGAATCGAGATACCGCCGAGGAGCGGAGTGTAGCATAAGCGTCCT